GGCGTAAGTTCCCTCACCTAGGGGACGGGCATGACCCGTCGCTCTAGCTGTGCACTTACGGAGGCTTTGCTAACCTCGGCTCACCATCTTGGTATCCATACACGTTAGGTAGTCGCTGCGCCCTAATGGACGTGCCCTCCTAGCGTACGGATATAAGGTACCCAAACCGACAAACTGGTTGGGACCAGCACAAGTGTGGTGAGTTCCGTTCCTTCTTTCTTTCCAGCAAGCCTAAGCCATCGGAAAGGTTATAACATTGACAACAACAATTCGTGAGGGAAGGAGGATACGGGAGTCTGATCTTTTGCTGACTGGTACAAACGTTCGTACCATAAGCATCTGTAATAATCCCAATGTGACCGTCCAATACCAGGGCGGCACCGAAGGGACTTACAAGAAGATGACAGATTACCCCGTGCCCGGATTCCGCCGACGTTCTTTGCTCGGCGAAGTCTTCAACAACCCTTGCGATGCTGTCAAGGTCCTACAGAGTTACGAGATGACAGGGTACCAGCACTCGCTGGTGTCCCCCGGTTGTACTTACGGGACGTCTCATGCCTGGAAAGACCATAATCAATCCCTTCTGCACCGTGTGTATGGTCCGATTCTTTGGACCGCGGCGTTAGCCCAACACAGATTCGACAGTGCAGTTGATCTCGAGTCCCAAGCGGCCACACAGGCCCTATCTCGAGTGAAGGCGCCAGAAGTGCAGGGGATGGCGTTTATCGGAGAAATCCGTGAGACGCTTAAGACTCTGCGAAACCCCATCAAGGCGCTGACCGACTTGACCCGCAAATATTCGAAGGCTATCAAAGCTGAGAAGATTGCGGAGAGACGACGTCAGGTGAACCTACGTAAGCGGCGGAAACGGCGGGCATCTGATGCCAGTCGCGAAGCAGCGTTTCGGTTAACCAAAGATGTCAACTCGGCATCTACCGAATTAGAACGTGGTTTGCTCCTCGCCCAGGGGGCTGGTAATCAGTATCTTGCATGGTTGTATGGGGTTAGACCCCTAATGCAGGATATTGAGGGTACGTTGGAGGCGTTGCACAATGACCGCAACAGCATTTTCGTCCCCGTGCGTCAAACTGCGCGTGGACGGGTCATTGAGACAGACGAAACAACCTCGGATGTGGTCACTACAATTGGTGACCCATTGACTTCCATCACGGTGAGAACCGTGGTCAAGAGAGAGAGGACAGTCAGGGCAGGATTCCTGTATGCGCATCAACCGGAGTTAGTCAAGGACGCCCTCGGGCTTAACCTTGCACAAATTCCGGCTGCGTTATGGGAACACACTCCCTGGTCGTTTGGTGCTGACTGGGCTTTCAACGTCGGTGAAGTAATATCGGCGCTTACAGCTGCTGTCACAACGCCGTCGCTCGCGGAATGGATCTCAACCAAGACAGAAATTGATGTCAAGAGAGAGGTCATTGGCACTACCTTGAATTCCCACGGTGGTCAGTGGGCGGTAGACATTCCGTGTTCAGACAAAGACTCGTGTGTTATTGAGACTTACACACGTCGTCCCGCCAGGCTCTGGACTAACGTCTCGTTGCGAGCGTCCTTTCCTTTGAACGCTAACAACGGTCTGGCAGCCCTTAGTCTCTTCATTCAACAGCTCTGACACAATAGGGCTATTATCGAGGAAGGACATCATGTCCATCACTCTTAACACCAAGGTGTACTCCCGGGTGCGTTTCAATACCCCGGACTCCGTCACGTATGGCTCCACGGACAACTCGTACGGCTCGAAAGACACCCTCGAGCTCAAGCGGGTATATCCCAAGCCTACGGCAACTTTCGGCGGCGTTGCACGACCGACCATCAAGTTGGTCACCGCAGAGGACGTGGACGGCGTCAGTGTCGATAACATCACCACCCTCACCGGGTCCTACCCGGCGGGCAGTGACGGCACTGTGCGCCTGGAGCAGCTGACACGCATGAAGGACATGCTGGCCCTGGAAATCGCGGCCACCACCAACGTTGCGTCAAAGCTCGCCATCGAGTACTAGTGGACTGCGCGATATTCTGCGTAGCCTGCTTGACTCTCTGGCAAGCTTTCGTCAGCCTTGGCGCCTAGTTTCTGGCGTCATAGCTCTTATCTTCGCTATACTGGAGTACCGCAATGGTTCGACAGAAAAGCAAGACGAAACCACACGGTCGCAAGGGGAAGGTACCAACTCAACGGGCTCCGGTAACTCCGGATTCAAAACAACCCGTATGGTATCCCCCCAAGCCCCTTCGCCTTCTGGCGAAGATCTGCCAAGCGACAGCCGAGACCTACAAGATCCTAGATAATCCCTCCGTAGTTAAGTTGTTGGAGGCTCTCCGAGGGGGCAGCTATGCCCTGGTTATCGAAGTAGCTGGTGAACTCACTCCACAGTTGTATAGTGAGATGCCGTTGGAAACAGCTTACGGCTTGAACCAGTTAGCAGCGCTTGTGGCCAAGGTTCCTTTCGAGGACCCAAAGCTGCAACCGGAGGCGAGCGCGTGGAAGAAGTTCCGCCACGCAGAACATGTCTGTAAGCGAATCAATCAGCGGCTTGCTGCTGAGAAACGAACTTACAGATATCGCTACCTCTCCATCCGTGGGAAGGCGCGGGAGTTTATCAGAAATGTCTTGGGGGATTCACCTCCTTTGAGGCAGATATACTCGCACTGTGATTTTGGTCCGGGTGCGTCTGTGGGTGTACACGGTGAAACCACTCATTTGCTGGCGAAACTTGCCAGTGAGGAGTGGACGTGCACTCGCACCTGTTTCGATTACGCGTACGCTGCAATCTGCCATAATCCGCAGTTGTGGCGTGTTGTTACCGAGGACTACTACGGTGACATCACCTGCTTTGACCCGGAAATTCTACGGGAATGTTTAGCCAGGCGCGTGAAGTTTGTCGACGGTAACCTAATAACTATGGTACCGAAGAACGCGAAAGTTCACAGAACGATCGCGATTGAGCCCCTCCTTAATGGTTATTTGCAGAAAGGTGTTGACGAATGGATGCGCAAGCGTCTGCTCAAAATCGGCATCGACTTGCGGTACCAGGCGGGAAACCAATGGTTAGCTTACATTGGGTCGCTCGGGGGTTTCAACCCGTTTGTCACTCTGGATTTGGCGGCGGCCAGCGACAGCATCGCGAAGATGACTGTCAAAGACCTGCTTCCCCCGGAGTGGTACGAGTTCTTGTGTTGCTTGTTGTCTCCCTGTTATACTACAGAAGATGGGGAGGTTCACTCGTATCACAAGTTCACCTCGATGGGCAACGGGTTTACGTTCCCGTTAGAGACGCTGATATTTGCGGCTCTGGCACACTCTGTTGGTGTCGAAACCGGTGACTGCGACGAACCAGCTCGGGGCAAGAAGCTTTCCCTGGGCAAGAACGTTTTGGTTTACGGCGACGACATCATCGTACGACAGAGCTCAGCTCTTTACTTGACCGAAATCCTGAAGTTCTATGGGTTCCGGTTGAACTCGGATAAGTCGTTCATTACTGGCGGCTTCCGAGAGAGCTGTGGAGCGGATTACTTCAAGGGAAAGGCGGTACGACCGTACTATATCAAGAGCTTCCTCGACTCTGAGGGGGAGCTCTATCAACTGGGTAACGCCATGCGGGACTCGGTTTGGCCAAACGACGCGGCTTGGGACATTATTTACAATACTATCCCTGACAGCGTTCGCAAGGTTCGACCGTATCCCGGCTCTCCAAACTCCGCATTAACCGTCGAGCTCGATGTTGCTATGAAAAGCCCGTTGGTGAAGTGGGACAGGAGGGAACAGCGTTGGTCCTGGTCCGAACTACAAACCAGGAGTATACCCGACCTACGTCGCGTTTCTAGCGAAATAGGTATGTACGGCGCACTGGGTGGCGCCACCCCCTCGCAAGAGGGCAGCCCCCAGTTTTCCTTGCGTCGAAAGACACGTACCGTGACTCGCCGCAACGGCTTGTCACCTGACACCCACAAGAAAGTGGATATGTCTACCTGGTAGACGTATACTGTGTCAGCCTTAATTGGGGCTAGGTTCGCCTATTTCCCAGTTGGAG